ATTGTTTGCGACCAACCAGTCTCTTGTTTCTTGTGTGGCATTACCAACACACATCACCTTGTCTGCCTCAGGCATACATTCATTGACTGAAAGAACCCAAGGTTTTAATTCATTAATGCCGTAGTTTGTACAGCCGCCTATTACAAGGTCTTTTTTCTCCATGGGTAAACTCCATTATATTTTTTAAACATCACTTCATTACCGTGTTCAAAGAATTCTTTTGTTACTGAACCTTTGTTGCCATCAAGGCGGTAATGAACACTATATTCATTTGAACAATCAAATTTTGGGAAGTATTGAGATATTGCACCTAGGAATACTCTGTCTTGTCCCCAGCCTCCATGCCACACTTGTGCTAATTGTATCGCAGTTTTAGTCTTAAGGCAATAACAATTTGTATCTATGTGGTTAATTCCATGGTATGTTTGCCATTTACCTAAAGATTCACAATCATCAAAGGTTTGAAAGGCGCCATATTTGTCATGTATTTGTCTTAAGGAATAACACCAATCTAAGTCTCTACGCTGAATGGTGTCTACACAGTACTCAACGTGTTTATCGTAAAACCAGTTGTCCTGGTCAAGATATAGCACATAATCGGTGTTCACTAGATGTGTGAAGGCTGCATATACTCTATGGCCATAGAAACCTTTGGCACCAACATTGATTGGTAGGTAACAATCTTTTACTTCAGGATAATCATCTAAGATTAATTTAACTTTGCTTCTATATTCCTCACCATCACAAACCACATAACAAGTGGTATCTTTATATGATTGTTTTAATACAGATTCAATAGCATCTCTCAACGTACTGGCACCAGTCGTTGGTATAATCACCGTTGCGCTCATATTATCCTCTAGTCAGTTCTAATATTCTTTTCATTTCCTTCTCAAGTATATCTTTACGATTTGGCCAGTAAATATATTCTTGTTCGGATGTACTATGTAGTTTCTGTAGGAAAGGTATGATTATCTTTTCTAGTTTCAATAATCTATCTTTGTATTGTTCGGCTGTCAAAGAAGATGCATCAGAAATTCTTGCATTGTATTCTTCTTCGGAAACAGCAGAAAAACCAAAATCATTTTCGGTTACTTTATACTCATCAAGTATTTTTTGGAAGTCTGTTAGTGCCATATTATGCTAAGAAAGGATTTTTCTTTTTGGTTTTAGGTGATACAGAAAAGTCACTATCAGGCATCTTCTTTATTTTCAATTCAGCTTGAACTTCATAAAATTCAGACCTAGTAGCAACACGTACTTTAAAATCTCCAATACCTTTCAATAGAGGTATCTTCATATCTAGTTTTAATGGATTTTTATTTGATATTCGATAAAAATCATCACCTGCTTGCATATAATAAGCAGGTTCTTTTTTACCTTCGGTGTAATGTTCTGTTACTAACTTACCCATATCATAATTTTCTTCATTTGCAATATATCTATTGATACCTGGTTGGTCAAAATATTGTTTCATAATATTAAGTGGTACAGCACCAGGTTCTTTTAGTCCACCTTTTGTTGTTGGTATCTTTATATCTTTTTTAGGGATACCAGTAAACTTTGAGATACTATCAATAAACTTTTTAGCTTCAGGTGATTTGTTTAAGATTTCAATAGCGGCTTTAGCGGCTGGTGTCTTATATGTTGTCTGCCATTTTCCACCATCATAGAAAACTCTTGGATTAGATAAATTGTCGGAGTGTGACATCTTAACTTCAACCCATTCTTTGACTGGTTTGTTATTATATTTTGATATCAATACATCTGAATATTCAACACTAACGGAAGGTCGAGTTGCTTTTACACCAGGAATCTTATCAATTTCCTTGGCAACATCAATTTCAAATTTATCTGAAGCTGTACTCATTTTTACCTAATGATTTGTATTTCTTTACCTGATGTCCAAACTTCTAGTTCGGTTCTTAGTCTACCCTCTGTCTTAAGAGTTTCGTATCTATTTATTGCCTTGTTCTTCCACCATTTGATAATGTTTTCTAGTTCATGCTTTTCATAGTTCTCACCTGGTATTAGTTTATCAGTCTTACAGGCCATGTAATCAACCATGTTACTATAACCATAATCGGATGTGTAATATCTTTTCTTCTCGGTCAAGTTTTTAGCATTTTCAATTGTAGTGTTAAATTCATCACCCTCTTTGGTACCTTTCAAAGCGGCTTTAGTCATAGCAATAATCTTAGTAAAAGACCTTAGTTTTCTACTGGTTGTGGATGTATCACCTTGTAACAAATCACCAACTCGGCTTTCAACATAATCTTTCAGAGTATTATATCTTTCACCGTGCATCATTGGCACCATATCCGATTCTGTTAGACCTCTGAAACGAATAAATGGTTTCATACCATCATATTGAGATACGGTCTTAGCCGTACCATATAAACTGGTGGTTTCAAATAAACAAATATTGGCACCATATTTCTTATTGACAATTTCACGGACTGTATGTGAAGTACAAATACCAGAAAGCAATTTACCACCAAGATAATTAAAACCAAACGGTTGTGCCGGTACAATAACAAAACCCATTATAGTAGATTCATTGAATCGTTTGGCCGTATCAGGATTCTGAATCCAAACCTGTCCAAGCAATTCGTTTCTTGGTTTCATATAGATTACTGGTGAACCGAGACGGATGAATCCTAGAATCTTTTGAGTATTCTTTTCTCTAACAGCCAATTGAATATTCTTACCAACAGGAGATTTGTTAACGTGTGATGATGTTATGGCTAACAAAGTTTCCCAGGTATCATTAGGTATCTCACAAACTTCAATGTCCATATCATTTGGGTGCATAGAGAAATCGGAGAATAAATCATCTTCGGGAGGAAACAATGAAAAAGGAATATCTTTGACTGCTTTCAACTTCTCCTCTCTCATATATTCTTCAATATCGCCAATATTGGCAAAATATTCATGGAAAGCATTGGCACAATAAAGTGCTTCTTCTCTAGTTAATTTCATACTTTAAATCCATCAAAGTTCTTTTTAGGTTTCTGTGAAGGTTGGCCTGCATCGGCTAGTCCGTCTTGTCCTGTTTGTTCAACATCATAAAGTCTCATTTTTGCACGGTCAATACCAATAACGAATCTCTTATGAGTGGTTGGATCAGAATATCTATTCTTCAATTGTTTGACCATTAGTTGGCCAAGTTCTTCTAGTTCTTCACTTGTAATCAAAGCAAACATCAAGTCGGCTGTAGCCGGCAAACCAAAAGACTCACTCGTGTCTTCGAGTCCTGGATCGGAACTTCCATAACCACTTCGTGTTGTTTGTGTAGCAGATACAATTGGTACTCCGAACTCAACGGCAAGACCTCGCAATTCTTCTGCGATTGACTTAACATAGGTGTAGGAGTTGACGTTGGCGCCGGCCTTGATACGAGAACTACAGCAAATATTGAGATAGTCAATGAAAATAATATCAGGTGTAAACGACCTTTTGAGATTGAGCTCATTTAATAATGTCCTAAAGTGTGTTGCAGAAGCTGAGGCAGTTGGATATTCTTTGATAATCAATTTGCCAGTTGTCTTCTCTTTCATCTTGGCAATCTTCTTGTCATACATATCTTTTGGTAAAGAGTTCAAATCGTCTACGGTCACATTTAATAGGTTCGCATCTATTCTTTCCGCAATACGTTCTTCAGCCATTTCCATAGTGATGTAAAGAACATTTCTACCCAACGACATAGCTCCAGCGGCACAATGACACATAAAAAGGGACTTACCAACACCGGTACCAGCAAGAGCGATATTAAGAGTTTTGGAAGGAAGACCACCTTTTGTAATCTTGTTAAAGAAGTCCAAGTCAAAAGGAATTCTTTCTTCATGTCTGTGGTAGAATTCATATCGCTCATCACTATTTTCTAAGTAATCATGGCCAACTGAACTATCAAATGTTACCGCCAAAGCGTCCGATAATATCTTGGGAATCTGACCTTTATCGTGGGTTTTATCCTTACCGTCCAAAATGCTAATAGAGCCCAATACTGCGTTGTAGATTGCCCTTTCTTGACAAAAGGCTTCCGACTTTTCAATAAGCCATTGTATCTTGGATTCTTCTCCCTTAGCCAATGCAATCTCTTGTAAATAAGATTCGGACTTTTCCACTTCGTCATCTGAAAGATTTCGCCTTTCTTTGACGGCCAATCCAATTGCTTCAATCGTTGGTGTAGTGTTATATTTCGAAACAAATTCAGAGATTTCGGTGAATAACATCCTTTCAGTTTTGTCTGTGAAGTATTCATCTTTAATGAAGGGTAGAACCTTGCGTAGATATTCTTCATTGTAAATTAGGTTCTTTAATATCGTCTGTTCCAGTTTCATCAATTATTTCCTCGTCACTATC